CAGAAATCATGAAAGCTGGTTTTACCTTTCGTCCTGGCAGTCGCGTAGAAGTGCTTTGTCATGACGTTGTACCTATTGTCTCACTTAAATAATGGAAGCAGCAGTTACTGCTCTTATCGCTTTGATTGGTGGTGGGGCAGCTTTAAATAATAGATTACACAACAGAATAAATAACGTGCATGACCGCATCAGTGGCCTGGACAGACGTATTGACGCTATTGAATTAAGTGTAGCTCAAGACTACGTATCTAAAGCTGACCTATCAGTAATGGTCCAACGTATGGAGGACCATATGGTACGTATCGAAAACAAATTAGATCAAATCGTACTAAGAAATGGCTAGTAAAAAAGCTACTGAGGACCAGTTTAATGAATTACACCAGCTTGTTACAAAAGAGTTCCTAGCTCGTATCAAAACTGGTGAAGCTACCACACAAGATTTAAAAGCAGCCTGTGATTGGCTGACTAAAAATGACATAACCGGCGTGGTCGTTGAGGGTTCTGCTCTTAGCGGCCTTGCTGATATTATGCCTGAAATTAATTTTGATGAAGTTCAACGAGCAATTAGACGTTAAACATGGCTCCCCGTAAAAAACCCTACAATCAGCTAAAAAAGAGTGCGAAAAATTACCGCGACAATGCAGCCGCTAGGCGACATAAAAACAAAAAGGCTGTCCAAGATGGTAAATCAGAATCTGCAACCGCCTACCGTGTCGAACACACCAAAGCCCGTAGAGAAGCCAACGCCTACGGTAAAGGCGGAGACGACTTCTCCAAAACCGCGAAGGGTACGTTCGTCCGTGAAGACCCGTCAAAAAACAGAGCCAGGAATCGCGGTAAACTAACCATTAAGCGATGACACCATTACTTCCTACACCTGACCACTACCTTTACAACCTAATAACCATGACATCGCCCGAAGCAAGGCGTCTATGGAGACGTGCTATTAAAGAGCATTTTAACTGTCACTGCGTTTATTGTGGAGAAACTTATGAATTACATGAACTCACTCTTGACCACGTTCACCCTCGTTCTATGGGTGGAGAAGATCTTACAAGTAACCTTGTACCCGCGTGTACCCGCTGTAATCAGGATAAAGGAAGTAACAACTGGCTAGAATGGATGAGACAAAAATACGGGTTTCATCCCAACCGTGAACAACTTATTCTTCAACATATTAATTAATTATGGCAAACAAAATAGGCGACACAAAAGGTAGCGGCAAAAGCCGCCGTAGATGGGATGGAAGACGCTGGGTATCAGCACCACCCAGACGGACCCCTGCTCCCACTACTACTAGTACAAGGCAGGAAAATCGCCGTAGTACCAGAGGACAAGGCAACCGAACACTGAATCGTAGCTCTAGCTCATCTTTAAGCACTATCCCTGCATCTAAGCGCCCAGCAGATATGCGTCAGGGTGTGACTTATGGAGACGCAGGTCGTCCATATAAGGGTCCAGGTGGTGATCCTAAGGGTACTGGAAAGGGACAAGCTCAACAGGCTCCCCCAGCTCCCCAGCTTCCACCAAAACCCACTGCCCGCAGAAACGTCACACCAACGCCTCCTACTGCTCCTAAAAAGCCAACAGTAGCTACTCCTAAAAAGCCAGCAGTAACTACTCCTGCAAAGCCAGCAGCTCGTAAGCCTCGTACTTGGCTCAAAGAAAACTACAAGCCAGGTGGTCCTCCTAAAAAAGCCGTGACTCCTAAAAAGAAAAAGCTTACTAATAAGCAGCGGAAGCAAGGAGGCTTTCATTGATGGCACGTAAGTATTCAAAAGGCAAGAAGCCTGAAGAGACAATGAGGCAGCGTCAAACACGTCTCCTTAAAGAACAACGAGCACGTAAGGCAGCCCAGACTAACGTTAAGTCTACTCCTGACTCTAATCCAGCTAAACGTGGTGCTCAGGGTCCACGTAATCCTTCAAAGCAAGGCCCTTACCGTAAGCCCGTTTCTGCTATGCAGGGCAATACAGGAAGGACTGGCGCTACAGATTCACAAGGTAGGGCTAAGAATCAACCCCCGAAGCCAGCTCCTAGGAATGCTCCACCTACTCAGAAGTACAAGCCTCGTGTATCTAACGTAGGTCCACAGATTAGGCAAAGACAAGCAATTGAAAAAACCAATCAAGCTAGGCGTGTAGCAAAAGCTAATCCTGGTAGAACTGCTAGAGCTACACGTAACGCTAGACCTGGTAGGGGTGGTTTACTTGGTGCTCTTACTGTTGGTGCTCAGATTGGTGAAGCAATGAGACAGAACCTTCCTAGTAAAGCTACTCCTAGCAATCGTGGTACAGGTAGAGCAACAGACAATGTAAGACCAGGACCTCCTGCAAAAACTAAAACACCTTCACGTAAGAACGGACAAAAAGCTACCTTAAACGGTAAACCTGTTGTCTGGAAAAACGGCAAATGGGTTCCCGCTCCCAGTCAAAGTGCTGGTAAATACAACACCAGAGATGCTGACGGAACAGTCCGTAGCAGAAAAAAAGTAGGCCCTAAAAAAGTAGGCCCTAAAAAAGTTGGTCCTAAAAAGGTTGGCACTATTGCACAATCTTTTGATAGATCATACGCTGCTGCTAAAAAAGCAGGCAAAAAAACGTTTACCTTTAGAGGCAAAAAGTATACTACTAACTAGAAGCCTCTAGAAGGCCCTTAAAACTCCTTTAGGGTGTCATCCTACCTGATGCACCCTTTAGGCCACTCACAGACGCTCCTAGACGTCGCTCACACAGAGGCATACAACATGCATACAAACGATCTTGAGGTTAACCTTAGATCAGACTTTAGATACTTTCTTACTGCTGTCTGGGCTCACCTTAAACTACCACCCCCAACACGGGCTCAACTCTGCATCGCAGAATACCTTCAAACAGGCCCTAAACGTTTACAGATCCAAGCCTTCCGAGGTGTAGGTAAGAGTTGGATTACAGCAGCCTTTGTGCTCTGGACTCTCTACAACAACGCTGACAAAAAGATTATGGTAGTATCTGCTTCTAAGGATAGAGCAGACTCCTTCTCCATCTTCTGTCAACGCCTTATCCTTGAAGTACCTTGGCTGTCTCACCTAAAACCTAAATCAGATGATCAAAGATGGTCCCGAGTATCCTTCGACGTGGGTCCGGCTAAACCTCACCAGGCTCCTTCGGTTAAGTCTGTTGGCATTACTGGTCAGCTTACTGGTAGCAGGGCTGACTTAATGATTCTAGACGATGTGGAGGTTCCTGGTAACTCAATGACAGAACTTATGAGAGAGAAGCTTCTCCAACTCTGTACTGAAACTGAGTCTATCCTGACACCTAACGCTGACTCTAGGATTATGTTCCTGGGTACTCCTCAAACAACCTTTACAATCTACCGCAAGCTAGCTGAACGTAACTACAGACCCTTTGTATGGCCTGCACGTTACCCTAAGAAGCTAGCTAACTATGAAGGTCTTCTTGCACCCCAACTGCAGCAAGACATAGAAGACAACGCCAAAGCTTGGGAAGTAACTGACCCGGACAGATTTAGTGATGAAGATCTTATTGAACGTGAAGCAGCTATGGGACGTAGCAACTTCATGCTACAATTCATGCTTGACACAACCCTTAGTGATGCCGAGAAGTTCCCACTTAAAATGGCTGACCTTATTGTTACCAGTGTCAATCCTACTACTGCTCCCGAATCCGTCGTTTGGTGCTCCGATCCCCAAAACATTATCAAAGACCTCCCCACTGTTGGACTACCTGGAGATTATTTCTACAGTCCAATGCAGTTACAAGGAACATGGGATCCTTACTCAGAAACAATCTGCTCTATTGACCCGTCGGGTCGTGGTACGGATGAAACAGCAGCAACTTATATCTCCCAACGCAATGGTTTCTTGTACGTGCACGACATGCGTGCTTACAGAGACGGGTACTCCGACAAAACATTACTTGATATTTTAAGAGGTTGTAAAAAGTTTGGTGTTACTAAACTCCTCATTGAAACAAACTTTGGAGATGGTATCGTCTCTGAACTCTTTAAAAAACACCTTATCCAAACTAAACAAAACATTGACATTGAAGAAGTCAGAGCTAACGTCCGTAAAGAAGACAGAATCATTGACGCTCTGGAACCCGTGCTTAATCAGCATCGCCTTGTTATGGATCGTAATGTTATCGAGTGGGATTTTAAGTCCAACCCCGATGCCCCTCCTGAAGAACGACTCCTCTACATGCTCTTCTATCAGATGAGTAGAATGTGCCGTGAAAAAGGCGCAGTTAAACACGACGATAGACTTGACTCCCTTGCTCAAGGCGTTAAATACTACACAGATGCTATGGCTATCTCTGCTAACCATGAGATCGCTAAACGTAAGTTTGAAGAGTGGCAAGACCTTGAACAAGC